CTCTATGGCTGGAAGAAAGCCGAAGCCTACAGCAGTGAAAAAGCTGGAAGGCAATCCGGGAAAGAGAAAACTGAACACAAAAGAACCGAATCCGGGTAAGGGAATGCCCGACTGCCCTGCATGGTTATTGCCGGAAGCGAAAACAGAATGGATCCGGTTATCGGAAAAACTGAATCAGATGGGTGTGCTGACGGAGATCGACCGGTCTGCATTTGCAGCTTATTGTCAGTCCTATGCCAGATGGAAAGAGGCTCAGGAGCATATCAATTCCGAGGGTGCAACCTACGAAACCGAGAATGGTATGCAGAGACCGAATCCATGGGTTGCAATCTGTAATACAGAGCAGAGACTTATGATGCAGGCAGCATCTGAGTTCGGGCTGACTCCGTCTGCCAGATCGAGGATCATGGCAGCATCCGGTGTTGGCAAGGACGAAGAAGATGAGATGGAGGCATTACTTGGGGGTGAGGCTTAATGGCGGAGAGAAGACCTGCGGGTTATCCGAAGCTGAAGAATTATAAGCCGTCGAGATTCATGCTTCCGACATCTCATTATGATAAAGCGAAGGCTGACAGGGCAGTAAAGTTTATTGAGAACTTGTGCCACACAAAAGGCAAATGGGCAGGCAAGAGGTTCTGGCTGCTTCCCTGGCAGGAGCAGTTGATCCGGGACATCTTCGGAATCGTCAAACCTGATGGGTACAGGCAGTTCCGGACAGCTTTTGTAGAAATATGCAAGAAGGTAGGGAAGAGCGAATTGGCAGCAGCCGTCGCTCTTTATCTTTTATATGCAGATAATGAACCATCTGCTGAAGTCTATGGTGCTGCAGCTGACAGACAGCAGGCCAGTATCGTTTTCGATGTGGCAAGACAGATGGTTGAGATGTCGCCGGCGCTTTTGAAGCGGTCAAAGCTGATGACGGCAACAAAGAGAATAGTAAACTACGGAAATTCAGGATATTACCAGGTGCTCAGTGCAGAGGTCGGGGGTAAGCATGGATTTTCAGTCAGTGGATTGGTGTTTGATGAGATTCATACGCAGCCGAACAGGCAGCTGTATGACGTTCTGACGAAGGGATCATCGGATGCCAGACAGAATCCGCTGCATTTCATTATCACCACGGCAGGTACCGACAGACATTCCATTGCGTATGAGCTTCATACGAAGGCGGTGGACATTCTGGAAGGCCGGCGTGTGGATCCGACATTTTATCCGGTGGTCTACGGACTGAAGGATGATGAGGACTGGGAGGATGAAGCTAACTGGTACAAGGTCAATCCTTCTCTGGGATATACGGTAGATATCGAAAGGCTCAGGGATGCATACCGGGAAGCAAAACAGAATCCGGCAGATGAAGTGACCTTCAAGTGGCTGAGGCTGAACATGTGGGTTTCAAGTACTGTTGCATGGATACCGGATGCGATATTCATGAAGGGTAATGAAGAAATAGACCTGGCTGCTCTGGAAGGCAGGGACTGTTACGGCGGTCTGGACTTATCCAGTACGGGAGATATCACGGCACTGGTGCTGATGTTTCCTCCGAGGGATGAGGATGAGAAGTATATCCTGCTTCCGTTCTTCTGGGTACCTGAAGAAACGATACCGCAGAGAGTGAAGGCAGCTTCCGTTCCTTATGATATCTGGGAGAGGCAGGGTTATCTGTTATCGACCGATGGCAACGTGATCCACTATGACTTCATTGAGAAGTTCATCAATGATCTGGCGGAAAAATACCACATCGTCGAGATCGCAGTGGACAGATGGAACGCCACACAGATGATCCAGAACCTGGAAGGTGATGGATTCACGATGGTTCCGTTCGGCCAGGGCTTTGCTTCAATGTCCGGACCGACGAAGGATTTTTATCGGCTGCTCATGGAAGGACAGATTATTCATGGAGGACATCCGGTTCTCAGATGGATGGCCGGCAACGTGGTAGTCGATACGGATCCTGCAGGGAACATTAAAGTGACGAAGGCAAAATCGAAAGAAAAGATCGACGGCATTGTGGCTGCGATCATGGCGCTTGACCGATGTATCCGCAATCAGACGGAGCCACAGGGGAGTGTTTATGATGAGCGCGGCCTGTTGGTCTTTTGAGGATAAAGCAATGTTGATTTTATCAATGATCGGCTTCCTTGTGATCAGGGAAGCCTTGAATCAGGCATATGAAGGAGGAACTGGGTATGGGAATACTGAGCGGTTTATTTCGGAGCAGGGATAAGCCCACAGACAGGACGGCAGGAAGCAGTTACAGCTTCTTTCTTGGCGGAACTGCAAGTGGCAAGTATGTGACTGAGAGATCTGCGATGCAGATGACGGCGGTGTACTGCTGCGTGAGGATCCTGTCGGAGGCAGTGGCGAGCCTGCCATTACAATTTTACAGATATACAGATGATGGCGGTAAGGAGAAAGCGGTGGAACATCCGCTTTATTTTTTGCTCCATGATGAGCCGAATCCGGAGATGACTTCCTTCATTTTCAGGGAGACTTTGATGACGCATTTGCTCCTGTGGGGCAATGCCTACAGTCAGATCATCCGCAACGGCAAGGGTGAAGTCGTAGCTTTGTATCCGCTGATGCCGGATCGGATGAAGGTGGACCGTGATGAGCATGGAAGGCTCTATTACGAATACACCGTTTACGATTCGGATGATGTGGACGGCAGGAAGGGAACCAACAAGGTCGGAAGGACTGTACGGCTTCAGCCTCATGATGTGCTTCACATTCCGGGGCTTGGCTTTGATGGCCTGGTTGGATATTCGCCTATTGCGATGGCGAAGAATGCGATCGGGCTGGCAATCGCTACCGAAGAGTATGGCAGCAAGTTCTTTGCGAACGGTGCGGCTCCTTCCGGCGTGCTGGAGCATCCGGGAACCATTAAGGATCCGAGCAAGGTGAGGGAAAGCTGGCAGGCTACCTTCGGTGGTTCGGGGAATGCGAATAAGATCGCAGTCCTTGAAGAAGGCATGAAGTACACGCCGATTTCCATTTCACCGGAGCAGGCCCAGTTCCTGGAGACAAGGAAGTTCCAGATCGATGAGATTGCAAGGATCTTCCGTGTGCCACCTCATATGATCGGAGATTTGGAGAAATCCAGCTTCAACAACATTGAGCAGCAGTCGCTGGAGTTTGTGAAGTATACGCTGGATCCCTGGGTGAGCCGTTGGGAGCAGGCAATGGTGAGAGCCTTGCTGACTCCGGATGAGAAGAAGAAATACTTCTTCAAGTTCAATGTGGACGGTCTGCTCAGGGGTGATTACCAGAGCAGGATGAACGGCTATGCGACAGCCAGACAGAACGGATGGATGTCTGCCAATGATATCCGTGAGCTGGAAAACCTTGATAGGATCCCGGCGGAACAGGGCGGTGATCTGTACCTGATCAATGGAAACATGACGAAGCTGGAGGATGCCGGGATATTTGCGGCGGACGGAAACGGGAAGGAGGAAAATTCCGATGAAGAAGTTTTGGAACTGGAAAAGCAGGAAGATCAGAGACCAGGCTTCAGGCGAAGAGGTCAATGAAAGAGTGCTTTTCCTTAACGGAACCATAGCAGAAGAGAGCTGGTTTGACGATGATGTCACACCGGCTCTTTTTAGAGATGAGCTGAATGCAGGGACAGGGAACATCACGGTCTGGATCAACAGTCCGGGCGGTGACTGCGTGGCAGCGGCTCAGATCTATAACATGCTGATGGACTATAAAGGCGATGTCACGGTGAAGATCGATGGCATTGCGGCATCGGCGGCAAGCGTGATCGCGATGGCAGGGACGAAGGTGCTCATGAGTCCTGTGAGCATGATGATGATCCACAATCCGGCCACTATTGCTTTTGGCGATACGGTGGAGATGCAGAAGGCGATCAACATGCTGGCTGAAGTGAAGGAATCCATCATGAATGCCTATGAGATCAAGACCGGCATGAGCAGGACGAAAATCTCACATCTGATGGATGCGGAGACCTGGATGGACGCGCACAAGGCGGTGGAACTGGGATTTGCTGATGACATTCTCGAAAGAGAGGGCGTGGAAGCGGATGTCGGTTCGCCGGAGGTGTCGATGCTCTATTCCAGGGCGGCGGTGACCAATTCGCTGATGGATAAGATCGCGGCGAAGTGTCACATTAAGCCACCGGACAGTTGCGCCGGCGCAAATGAAGTAACTGAAGACAGTGTTGGTGATGGGCGTTCCTGTGATGAGATCAGGGAACGCCTGAATTTTATCAAGAGATTCATTTAAGGAGGAATCGAGCTATGACTATCAAAGATATGATCGAGAAAAGAGCGAAGGTGTGGGAGACCGCGAAGAACTTTGTGGATACCCACGAGAATGAAAACGGCGTTCTGTCTGCGGAGGATAACGCGACTTACAGCCGTATGGAGCAGGAGATCGAGGATCTGAC